ACAGACGACCTAGCAGAAGGTAGTACAAACCAATATTACACAGCGGCTCGTGCTCGTAGCACTCTAAGTGCAACAAGCGCATCTGGCGTTAGCTATAACAGCACAACAGGTGTAATCAGTTTAGGTTCAATTCCTAACAGCAGTTTAGCTAATAACAGCATTACAATCAACGGTACAGCAGTAGCACTAGGTGGTACACGTACTCTTGATACTGATGCAGTCAGCGAAGGCAGTACAAACTTATACCACACAACAGCCCGCGCACGTGGTGCAGTAAGTGCTGGTACAGGTATCAGCTACAACAGCACAACTGGTGTAATTAGTACAAGTGCTATTCCAAACGCAAGTTTGTCTAATAGCGCAGTTACAGTTGGTACAACAAGTATCAGCTTAGGTAGTTCAGCTACAACTATTGTTGGTTTGGCTAGCGTATCATCTACAGCATTTGTTGGTGCTTTAACAGGTAATGCTGACACAGCAACAAGTGCAGGTAAGTGGACAACAGCTCGTACAATTACTTTAGCAGGCGACTTATCTGGTAGCGTCAGTATTGACGGTAGCGCAAATGCAACATTAACTGCTACGGTAGCAGCCAACAGCGTTGCACTAGGTACAGACACAACTGGTAACTACATGGTTGATGTTACAGCCGGTACAGGTATCAGCGTAAGTCACACAGCAGGTGAAGGTTCTACAGCTACAATCACTAACACTGGTGTTACAGCTCTTAACAGCTTAACAGGTAGCAGAACACTAGCTCACTATCATGCTACATTCCAAACTGTAACAGCAGTACAGGAAACAGCAAATGCTACAGGTGCAGTTAACTTTACATTCAGTGAACTAAGCGGTAGCGTACACCACATGGTGCTACTAAACCGTGTTCCACTACGTCCAACAGAGTACAGCGTAAGCGGTACAACATTGACTATTGCTAGTGGCTTTGGTTTAATTGAAGGTGATGAAATCGAAGTAACAGGTAGCAAATTAAGCTAATCTAACTAGTCAAAAGCAAGGGGTTTGACATCCCCTTGCTGATGCACTGAACATTTCAGTGGCTATGGGAATAAATGATTATTCCTTCGAACTAGTTAAACCCCATAAGGAGGATTAAAATGTCTTCAAAACGCGAATTACGTAGTGCAGGTTCAACTACCGCACAAACGTTAGATTCAACAAAATTATATAAATTAAACAGCTCTGGTTCTATTGTTGAAGCAACAACAGTAGGCGCAACAGATATTGTTTTCTCGGGTAGCAAGTCTAGCTTGCGCCGTTTAGCAGACTTGGAGCGTAACGTTTCTATTCTTGCTGCCAAAGCTCTTACAGACGACGGCGAAGGTGTTGGTACAGTTGGTGTTATTGACTATGCCAAAACAGCAGGTAAGTGGTTCACTGCTCGCACATTATCTTTAACAGGTGATGTTACAGGTAGCGCAAGCATTGACGGTTCTGGTAACGTTTCTTTAACAACAACTATTGGTGCAAACACCGTAATACTTGGTACAGATACAACTGGTAACTATGTTGCTAGCTTAGTTGCTGGTACAGGTATTACTTTAACTAACAACACAGGCGAAGGTGCAACGCCTACAGTAGCGGTTGATACAAGCACTATTGCTACTAAGAGCTATGTTGATTCAGCAGTTGCTGGTAAAGATAACACAGACGAAATTACCGAAGGTGCAACAAACTTATACTTTACAAATGCTCGTGCAAGATCTGCATTAAGCGCAAGTACAGGTATCAGCTATAACAGCACAACTGGTGCAATTAGCTGTACTATTACACAGTACGCAGATAGTAATGCTCGCGCCGCAGTAAGTGCAAGTGGTAGCTTATCATATAATAGCTCAACTGGTGTATTCAGCTATACTACACCAAGCACAAGCGGTATCAGTGAAGGTTCTAACTTATACTATACAGACGCTCGTGCAAGAGCGGCTATTAGTGGTACAGCTCCTGTCAGCTACAACAGCAGTACTGGTGCAATCAGCATGGCAGCGGCAACATCTACAACTAACGGTTATATGACAAGTACATACGCCGCTAAGTTAGATGGTATTGCTTCTGGTGCTACAGCTAACACAGGTACAGTTACAAGTGTTGCCGCTGGTTCGTATTTAACAGGTGGTACAATTACTACAACAGGTACTTTGGCGGTAGATGCTACAAGTGCTAACACGGCTAGTAAAGTAGTTGCACGTGACGCAAGCGGCAACTTTAGTGCTGGTACAATTACAGCGGCATTGAGCGGTAATGCTACAACAGCAACTACAGCTACTAACGTAAGTGGTGGTTCGGTAAGTGCTACAACTGGTTCATTCTCAAGTACAGTATCAACTGGTGCTTTAACAGTATCTGGTGCAATTACTGCTACTGGCGAAATCACAGCTTATTACTCAGATAAGAACTTGAAAAAGGATATCGTAGAAATTACAGATCCTATTGCCAAAGTAATGAGCCTACGTGGTGTAACTTTCCGTCCAAACGAAACAGCTTTAGCTTTAGGTATTACTGACAAAGAAGAAGTTGGTGTTATTGCTCAAGAAGTTGAAGCAGTATTGCCACAATTGGTAACACCAAGTGCATTTGCTGGTTACAAGACTGTTAAGTATGACAAGTTGACAGCTTTACTACTCGAGGCAGTGAAAGCGCAACAACTACAAATTGATGCTCTAAGAGCAGAAATTGCAAAGTTGGGTGGTTCGGCTAAGACAGAACTTTAAGATCTGGTAACTAGATAGGAGACTAAATTATGGCAATCCTTCCAGCAACTGGATCAGCAATTACGTTTACAAACGTGCGTAAGGGTTATGGAAACACAACTCCAAGCGCAGGATCAAGCGTAGCATTGCGTGGCACTCTTGGACCTTATGTAGGTATCAGCACAGGTGCTATTAGCCTAAGTTCTAACTTTGGCGGTAGAACAACACCGTACGCTACATAATACGGTAATCAAGATAAAGAAAAGGGCGTATGCCCTTTTCTTTTGGCTAGTTTTTCAATTCTCAAAGGCATACATAGTTAAAAGGAGCTCGCTACAATGGCAACACAATATGAAATTTTATTAAAATCTAGATCTTTACTAGGTCAGGCACCATTCCGTACTACATTTGAAAGAGAAAACTTTCTTTACGGTAACCTAACAGGTGCTAGGCTACTAATTGCACTATGCAAAGAAATTGAAAACTTAAATTTATTGCTAGATGCATCAAAACAAGAGTGGGAAAGAACCTCAATCTTAAACGAAATGAATATCATCAGTGAAAAAATTTCAGAAATTGAAGCTGAAGTTGGCACAGATGTAGCAAAGTCTCTAGAAGACGCTGAACCAGAGTACTGGGTTGGTGAGTTGGCACGTAAGGCAGCAGTCGAAGCACTATGCCAAAATGTAACAACAGAAAATATGGGACAAATGCTAAAACTTCCAGCTGAACTTTACGAAGAATCAATCACTCGTTGCCAAACATTTTTGAATGTTATCAACAAAACAACTCGTTTAGCTGAACGCAAAGCCAATGTTGCTAATGTAAGAGCTGAATCCCAAGAATGATGCTAGGCAAATCAAGTAAAACGTTGTTTGATGTTCAACCTACTTTGAGCGAGCAGGTTGTTGTGTGCATTCCAACTAACGGAATGGTTCATGCAATGTTTACTTTTTGTCTAGTAAATGCTATTAGGTATACTGAATCCCAAGGCATTCCTGTAATTCTTGACATGGATGCTGGAACTGTTCTCAGTAATCAAAGACAAGTACTATTGGATACAGCAATCAATAACCACGGCGCTGAGCATATTATGTGGTTTGACAGCGACATGACCTTTCCTGAAGATGTTATAGTAAGATTGTTGGAGCACAAAAAGCAGGTAGTATGTGCCACCTATTCTAAAAGAGTTGAGCCCTTTCATCCAACAGCTTTCTATAACATTGATCCAGTAGAACCAGTTAACATGTTAAAAAATGGACTAGAAAAAGTTAAGTATACCGGAATGGGGTGTTTACTAATGCATGTTTCAGCAATAGACGATATCCCAAGCCCGCACTTTCCTTTAAAGTGGAATGCACCACATTCTACCTGGCATGGTGAAGATATGGGATTCTGTGACTTGCTAAATGAAGTAGGCGTTGATATAATGTGCGACTTAGATCTCAGTCGAGAAATTGGCCACATCGGTCAACGAGAGTT